ATGAATGACATGATCACCGTCAGGGGCTTTGTGGCCTCGGACGTGAAAAGTTCCACGACTACCCGTGGTACCGCTACTGCGTCGTTCCGCCTCGGAACCACTGAGCGCCGATACGACCGCGCGAGCAACACCTGGGTGGACGGCAACACCAACTGGTAGGTAGTGCCATATAGTGCTTCCATGACAACTTGTGCCGTGTACCTCCGAATCTCTAAGGACAAGGGACTTGGTACGGACGATGAAGGCTTAGCCGTTGACCGCCAACGCAAGGACATTCACAAGCTCCTGAAGTCCAAGGGCTGGAACGTTGGTACAGAGTATTTAGACAATGACGTGTCCGCTTCCGGCAAGGTCAAGCGTCCCGCCTATGAGCGGATGCTTGCAGACTTTGAAGCTGGCTCCATTGACGCAATAGCGGCATGGGACTTGGACCGGCTATGGCGTGTGCCCATGGAGTTTGAGCACCTTCTCAACCTCTCCGAAAAGCAAGGACTCAAGCTAGCCACTGTTGGTGGAGACGCTGACCTTGCCACCGATAGCGGCCAACTCTTCGCACGCATCAAGGTTGCTGTTGCCCAATCGGAACTTACCCGCAGAAGCGCACGACAGAAGGCCAAGTTTGCACAGGACCGTGAGGCCGGTAAGGACCACTGGCGCAAACGTAGGCCGTTCGGTCTCACCCTTGAGGGCAAGTTGGTTCCTGAGGAAGCAGAGGCACTGAAAGACATTGCTGAGATCATCCTCAGTGATGGAACGATCACAGCCGGTGTATCCCTATTAAAGGAGCGCGGCCTCAAAACTACGTTCGGGCAGGAATGGCAGAGGCAACCACTTAGGCGAACACTCCTGAACCCGCGTATTGCCGGATTCCTGGAGCATGAAGGAGAGATTGTTAAGGCCCAATGGGAAGCGGTCCTTGAGCGGGATACGTGGGAGGCCGTGGTTGCCAAGCTCAACACCAAGAACCGGCCTAAGCCCAAGACCACCAAGCACGAGTACATGCTTTCCGGACTCCTGACCTGTGGTGAGTGTGGGGACAAGTGCTATGGCCGACAGACCAAGCGGAAGCGGAAGAGCGGCGTAACCAAGATTGGCTACATCTACCGCTGCAACAACTTGTGTACGTCCAAGGAACTCAAAAAGACTGATGACTTGGTTATCCTCCGGACCCTTGAGGCGGTGCTGACTACAGACCATCAGGAGATACAGCAGGACAAGGGAACGCTCCAAAGCCTCAGAGAGGCACGCGCTCATGAGTTGAAGCGTTGGGCGGACTGGCTGGAACAGGCCGCTGAACAAGACCTGAGGCCGTCCGAGATAAAGCCCCACAGAGCCAAGCATGAGAGCAAGCTGAGGGACATTGAGAACCAGATTGCGCAGCTTGAGAAGGTCACCTTGGTCCGCTTGCCTACCCTTGACGAAGCCTTGGAGTCCACCGCCGACGATCAGGGCGAAATAGTGAGGGTCTTCAACTGGGACGCCTTGAGCCTTGAGAAGCGCCGTCACTTGGTCTCCCTCATGTGGGACTCAGTCACCCTCAAGCGCACAGGCCGAGGTGCCCGTTGGAGTGACGACAACATAGTTTTTGTGGAGCGGAAGGCCGTTTAGTTGGTTTCGTTGGGCGTTCATCTGGCTTTCGTTGGAGGTCCGGTAGACTAGTTCAGCTACCTTCCCCGGTAGTTTCTAACACGCAGAATCCCTGTAAACCCTTGAGTTTACGGGGATTTTGTGCGTTCGGGGGCAAAGTTCTTTAGTCTAAAGTGCTTGGTTTACATTCTTTGATAAACGGTATGTTAGGAATTCAATTTCCTTTGAGGTGGGAATTCATGATATACTCTTGTTATACCTAATCACACGAAGGAGATGGCCCATGGGAGCCAAGAAAGGCTCAACGAGAAGCCCTATCGCGATTGCGAGAGTAAGCAGGACGATGAACCTCAGGAAGCTGGACCGCTTGGATAGAGAGTATGCCAAGACAGAGGAACTGATAGCCGAGCTAGACCGCCAGATTGAAGACCTAGAGAAGGACGCGGCATAGAAAAAGTCCCCTACGGCCTAGCAGGGGACTGATTCACGAAAAGACACTGGATACGATATGAAGTTGTAGCGATAAAATGGATAGATATTGACATAATTGAATAATTGCGTAAATACCTTACTCAATAATTATACCACATTCACGGTAAAGGGTAAGGGCCAAGCGCAGGGCAAAGTCCCAAGATAAATGAAATACAAATCAAATGAAAGAGGTCATATGGCCGAAACATCTAACAGAAAGATTTACCTTGTTCAAGAAAACAACACCCCAGACAATCATTGATGCCAGCGTCCGTAGCTGGGTATCGAAATACTGCGTCAAGCAGGTAAGCAAGCAGGACTATCTAAACCTTGCTGAAGCACTCCCCTCCAATGACCTAGATGCCGCTGAATTCATCAGTGACACGCTGGGAAGTCAGATCACCTACATTCCCACGTCAAAGACGGGTGGAGACTGGTACTACTGGAATGGCAAGGTCCACCAGAAAGCAAGCATGGGGCTTGTTGATGATGATCTAGCAACAGCGCTAGCCGACTTCCTCAAGCAGACGCTTCCCGGCATCCACCACCACATCACAGAAGACTTTGACGAAGACGGCGCAAAGAAGCTCAGGGCCGCGTTCGGTCCAGTGGTGGAATATCAGAAGCGCATCCGTGGTGAAGCTTCCCACTCCAAACTTCGCAAGCGCGTTCAGGTGGCATTCACTAAGCCCGAAGACTACTTCGATCAGGATCAGCGTTGGGCCGTTATGGCTGATGGCCAAGTTATTGATCTGGCCAACCTAGACGCGCCATTCCTAGAGCCAGACCCCAACCGCGCCGTCTCCAAAAAGATGGGACTCTCAGCGCATGAAACATCTCCTGAGGCGTTCGACTTCTGGCAAAGCACCCTTGACTCATGGCTTCCAGACAAGGAAGACCAGCGATACCTTCAGGTAGCCGCAGGAGCCGCGCTGTTGGGCCGTGGAGACGCCAAGAACATCGTGACCCTCGTAGGTATCTCCAACACTGGAAAGTCAACGTATATCCGTACCATGGCCGCAGTGTTCGGAGACTATGCCGGTTCCCTGCCCGTCAACGCGATTGTTCAGAAGTACGGCGGTTCCACGAACTTCGATCAGTACAAAGCCAGGGGCAAGCGATTCCTCTACTTGGAAGAGCCGCAGAACACCCGTACTGATGACTCATTCCTCAAGAACCTGTCAGGCGGTGGTGGTGTTATCCCGACACAGGAGAAGGGCAAGAACGTTGTTGAGTGGCGTGCCCAGTGCGTCCTCCACATTGCCGCCAACCATGTGCCCAAGGTGGACCACACAGACAATGCCATTGTCGAACGTCTGGACATCATCCCCTTTGACCACGTATTCAACATCGGTTCCGCAGAGCGCACGGAGAGGCTTGAGGATGTCCTCTTTGACACTTCCGGTGTAGCTATCCTCCTGTGGGTGCTGGAAGGTGCTGCCGAGTACCTCAAGACGGGAGTGATCCCGAAGTCAGACGCGATCAAGGCACGTGCCAAGAGGAACGCTGTGAAGTCCTCAGCCACCCTCAAATGGCTGGAAGACGTGACAGCCGGGGACTTCCCCCAGTACGTCATTGCTCCCAGTGCGAACCTCTCCGAGATGGCCACACAGAAGGACGCATACCAGCTCTTCCAGATTTGGTGCAACGAAGCCGGTGAGAAGGTTGTTCCGAAGCGTTCGGCGTGGCTGGATGAGCTTGAGAAGCACCTAGGGGCACCTAGCAACTTCCGTGAGAAGCGCCCCGGCGGTTATGCCCGTGTGTATGGATTGCTCCCAAGCAGCACAAACAAGTCCGCAGGTTTGCACAATCTGGGTTCGGGCTACTGGAAGGACACCAGAGGCTAGGGAAAAACTGCACAGAAGTGCAAAGGAGGTGCATGGCTTGTGCAGGTCATGTACCTCCTAAAACCCCTAAAACACAAGGAACTACTACCACTTTGTGCAGTTGTGCATATTTTTCTTTCTACTGATATGTATTAGAGATTATTGCTATTTACCTGTATGGAACTAGTAGAAAACAAAAAACTGCACAACTACACAACCTAAGACGCAACGACATATGACGCTCCTTTATCACTACAACCGCTTGGAGCGGATATGGAATATGTAATGCCCGAACCCCCACAGGTTGAGGGAATAGAATGGAACCAAGACCCTGAGGGCAATTGGAAGATGACCATTCTCAATCCTATGGAATCCCACAGACCAACTGATGCTGACCTGTTGGACGATAAGTGCACAGCCATGGAGCTATTGAACAGGTACTACCGCTAATGCTGATCATCGAGCTATTGATATTGGCCGGATTCGTAGTGTGGATCATCAAGGACCATAGGGCCGTAATGGTGGAGCTGAAACGAATGCGTGAAGCGGGAAAGCTTGCTGAGAATGGTTATCAATCTGGTATAATTGATAAGTAGGGGATAAAACGCGAACCGTTCGATATAAAGCCTTCCATAGACCCAATGCAAGCAACACTAGGCATTGTGGAGAATGGAACTCTAATGGACCCTATCAGCCTCATCTCCATGGCACCGCCCGAATGGATAGTGCCCCTCATCCTCGTGGCTATGGCTTACAAAGCATGGCAACTCTGGATCCTGAGGAATAAGGATGATGACGACATAACCCCCGCTCTGGGATAAGAGCTGACCGCCGCGAAAGTGCGGCTCTTCTACTTTAACTAGGAACACCATGAGACTTGCCTACCCACTCTACGAAGAAGCCCCGCTACTACAAGCCCACGGCGACAACGAGCGCATCTATGCCCGATTCGGACTCAAGGGCCACAACGGACTTGATCTAGGCGTATACGCGGGAACTCCCGTGTTGGCTATGGCAGACGGAATAGTGAGGTTCGCAGGAGATGGATTCGATGAGCCGATTATGGGCAGTGCTGCCGGTAATTGCGTTCTGCTGGACCATGGCGACTTCCTGACTGGGTATGCCCACCTGACAACCGCCTACGGAGAGCCTGGCTTCAAGGTGAAGGCAGGAGACGTTATTGGTGTCTCAGGAGCCACAGGAGCCGTCTCAGGCGACCATCTACACATTGAACTAATCCAAGTGCCACTTGAACTTTCCAACGGCTATATGGGCCGTATAGACCCGCTCCCCTACTTCAAGAGGGGCACCCCTCTATATGTACCCCCCTCTCGTGAGAAGGCCCCCCTATGAGCGGGGCATGGGGAGGTAGCAAGAGCCAGAGAATCAGTGAGCTGGTGAAGCAAGAGTACGGCTATCTGTGTCACCTGTGTCTGCGTGAGATAGCTGAGGATAATTACTCAGTGGATCACATCATCCCTAGATCAAAGGGTGGAACAGATGCCATTGAGAATCTCAGGCCAGCTCATGGCAAGCGTGAAGGTCATTGTGCTGGTAACTACGCAAGAGGCGACCGCAGCATAGAGGCGTACCGGGCTACCCAGACCGATGTAAGAGCTTGGTTCCTCTCCTTGGCACCCTGATTCTTTCTATGCGGACCCCTTAGCCACCCCGCGCCCCAATCTCTCCTTTTTTCGATACCTCAAAATGTCTCCAAACAGGCTGATTCAGGAGCTAAAACCACAAATTATTGCAGCCAGAAACGAACTGACCATGACCCAAAAGAATCCATTGCAGCTAAAGGCCGCTGAAACAATCAAGTTCCTCAAGGATGAAAACCTCATCACAAAGGAACACTCGTTCACCATTGCCTTGATCCTTGAGCTAGCCGCCGAGTGGTCCTTGTGTAACTCAAGCACCCAGCGTGCCGGTATCTCCAAGGAGCTGAGGGCCGCTTATGAGCTTCTGCCGAAGCCTGAGGCCACAGTTTCCGATGAAGCCGCTGAGTTCCTGGCTTCGCTAAGTGAGGATGACTAGCAGTGCCCCGCCAGACACTCTAGATACCCCTGAACATTGGCTAGCTTCCCTAGGACTAGCTCAGCCCCTCTACGCCACGGCACCAACTCCCGGCGCTAAGAATGAACTAGCCAAGGTCGAGAAGGTAGCCGCAGCCCTCAAGACTCCCCTACTCCCATGGCAGCGCTATTTCATCCGCGTAGCCACGGAGCTGAACCCAGACGGCACTTACCGATACAGAAGTGTTGTCCTGACGGTTCCCCGCCAATCCGGGAAGACAACCGTTGTTCGTGCCCTGTATGCCACTCGTGCGCTGACCAACAGGAACCGTAAGAGCTTCATCTTTGCCCAGACCGGCAAGGACGCTAAGGAACGTCTGTTCGAACTCTCAGAACAGCTCACACAATCCCCTGTTGGTAAGCAGATCAGAACCCGTAGGGCTGCTGAGAATCCCACAATCATCTTCCCCACCGGAAGCAAGATACAGAGCTTCCCGCCTACGGCTGAGAGTACCCACGGATACAACTTCAGTGATGCCTTCCTAGACGAGATTTTCGCTTTCGATGACTCCACAGGAACGAAGCTCATGGGTGCCATTGTCCCGGCAATGCAGACCCATAGAGACCGTCAAATCTGTCTCGTGTCCACTAAGGGAACCCCTGACTCAACGTTCCTCAACGGATGGATCAAGAAAGGCCGTGAGGCTGTTCAGAATCCAGACGCGCCGATTGCTTATTTCGAATGGGCACTTGCTGACGGTCTGGATGCTTTTGATCCTGACAACTGGGACTTTCACCCCGGCCTTCAAGGTGGCCTCATCACTAAGGAAGACATTGAGTCTGCCGCTACCAACCAGACAGACATGTCCAAGGGTGAGTTCACACGCGGCTTCATGAACCGTCAGACGGAGACGCTAGAGGCTGTGCTTGACCTACCGCGCTGGAACGCTCTGCAAGGAGTTCTGACGACTCCTACACGCTCTGAGGTTGCCATTGCCTATGAGGTGGCCTTTGACCGCTCCAAGGCAGCAATCGTGGCCGCGTGGAAGGACGGGAAGACCACACAAACGCGTGTCCTGATGAACGGGGCAGGCACTGAGTGGCTACAGCCGGCACTTGAGAGCTTGGCTGACGCTAGGCCGATGGTCATCGGAGCTGACAAGTATCCGCAGAACTTGGTTATCGCGGATTCCCTGATCCAAGACAACCCGGATTTGAAGATGAAGATGCTGACCCCTGAAGGTGCCAAAACCGGAGCTGTCTCATTCAAGGCACGCATTGAGGACGGCACTATCCGCCATGACGGACACCTTGCCCTCAGGACGGCTATCAGTACCGCTCAGACGCGCCCAATGGGTGAAGGTTGGTGTTTCTCCCATAAGTCAGAACCGGAGCTTCTAGCGGCCGTTGTAGCGTGCCGACTATTGGACGAAACAAAAGCCGAAGTAGCACCGATGATGTATTTCGGAGAATGAGAACAATTGTCAGTAAGGTTGAAATTCGTGATATAATAGATACATACGGAAAGTTATTTAGAATCTTCCTTTCCTAATTATGTCTGGCGGCATCGCCGGGACCATGGTTTCTTAGATTTAACTTGGTCCCGGCTCGCCGCAGACAATCCGCCAAATGACGTAATGATGAACCCTGTTCGCCCTTTTATAAGGTGTCATTTTGGCTTTTTTCGACTTCCTCTTTGGAGCAGGTGAAGAACTCACCGCCCGACAAGAGATGAATGCATCATTCATTGACTCAATCCCACTGGAATCTCCGTGGGCCGATAACTCACACCTCGAAACAATCACGCTTGCCAACCTCTATGGCCTCACACCGGACACACTCCCGGTAAATCGCACGTCGGCCATGCAGATTGCCAGTATTGCCAAGGGCCGCAATCTGATTGCTACCTCTATTGCCCGTATGCCACTCAAGGCAACCCGTAATGGATCACTGGCTACCAACCAACCTACGCTCCTTACCCAGCTCCAAACCGGGACACCAAACTTCATCACGCTCTCGTGGACTGTCGATTCGATGCTGTTCTACGGACGCGCATTCTGGCTGATCACTGACAAGTCATTTGATGGCCGTCCGCTCCACGTCAAGTACATCCCCGAGTCTCAGGTTGAGACCAAGGATGGACAGCTAGTTAAGGCGTTCGGTAAGACCGTCAGTCCTTCCGACTTCATCCGCATTGACGCGAACAACGAGGGCTTTTTGGCTTATGGAGCCGGGGTAATTCGTGAGGCCCAGGAAATTGAACTTGCTGCCCGTGAGGCTGGCGCTTCCCCTGTTCCGAGCATCGTGCTCAAGCAGATGGAGGGCAACAACCTTTCACAGGAAGAGATCACCGCGCTTGTAGCCCAGTGGACCGCAGCACGCCGCAAGCGTGGCGGTTCTGTGGCCTATGCCAACAAGGCCATTGACGTTGAATCCCTCGGACAGCACGCCGAAAACCTCCTGATTGAAGGCCGCAACTATGCAGCCCTACAGGTGGCACGCGCTCTAGGTCTTCCTGCATGGGCAGTTGACGCGACTGTTGCCGGTGCATCACTCAACTACTCGAACCAAGCAAGCCGTAACCGTGAGCTTATCGACGCTCTCACAGGCTTCATGACCTCGATTGAACAGACCCTTTCGCTCTTCCTTCCTGCTGGAACTGAAGTCAAATTCGACACTGCCGAATTGCTGAAGGGCGACACCAAGGAACGCTACGACGCTTACGCCGTAGGAATTGCTGCTGGATTCCTAACAAAGGACGAAGCACGCGCACGCGAAAACCTTGAGCCTTTGCCGGTTGAAGAACAGGTAGCCCCTGAAATCCCGGCAGAGCCTCAGCCAACTCCTGATGAGGAATCAGCCGATGAATAACATTCAAGCTTCCGGAGAGCTGCTAACAGCTTCCGTAGATGACCGCACACTAACATACCGACTTTTGCCATTTGGTGAAGCAGGATCAACCAACGTCGGAAAGGTAATCGCCTCTAAAGGCTCCATAACCATTCCCGATGACCTCAACACCCTTGAGCTGAATGAAGAGCACAACTTCCAAAATCAGATTGGCAAGTTTGTTCGTGTGGAAGAACTCGATACCCACATTGAGGCCACAGTTCGAATCGTCAATACCTCTAAAGGTAATGACGCTCTTGTCCTCGCTGCTGAAGGTCTAAGAACCGGCATCAGCGTTGAAATCGCCAATCCAGTTATCAGGAACGGCCATCTAATCGCGGGAAACCTCACAGGCGCAGGACTAGTAGTCCGCCCCGCTTTCTCCAATGCACGACTAACCGCCTCAGATATGGGCGAATCAATCTCCGAAAAGGAAACCACAATGGAAACTACTTCCAACACCCCAGAGGCTACAGAAGTAGCTCCTGTTGTTCAGGCAGAGCCAATCTTTGCTTCTAACCTTCCATCCAATGACCTCGGTGTAATGACGTTCAACGCTTACAGCGCTGGCAACACCGCTTCCATGAACGCTGCTCTTGCTGACCTCAAGACCACCAACGACGGCGGCAAGTTCTACATCAAGGATCAGGAAGTTGGTGAACTTTGGACCGCACGTCAGAACGAGCGCAAGCTTGTCAACGCTGTTGGTGTAAAGCCCCTTACGTCCCTCGTCCAGACCGGAACCAAGAAGAACCGCACCTTTGCCGTAGCCAACTGGGCAGGTAACAAGGTCGAGCTTCCTACCGCGACCTTCAGCACTTCCCGCGAATCCTGGAACGCATCCGCAAAGGCCGTGGCCGTGGACGTTGCCATGGAACTTATCGAGTTCGGTGGAGAAGGCGTCATCTCTGAGGCTTACGAAGAGGCTATTGACTCCTACGTAGTTCAGACCGAAGCCGAGCTGCTTACCTACCTCCTTGCCAACTCCACCTCTGTAACAGGGCTCACCTCCGCAGTAGCAGCGATTGACAAGGCTTCCGAGACTCTCGGAAACATCGGCGCAAACATGAGCTTCATTGCCGTTGCTCCTAACGTCATGGCTGCTCTTCGCTCCATCACTTCCGCCAACGCTCCATGGTGGCTTGCATCTCAGGGTGCTGTGAACCTCCGTGACCGCAGCATTGATCTTGGTGGCGTGACTCTTGTCTCTAACCCGAACCTTGCCAACGGAACAATCCTCGTGGGCGACTCTCGCGCAGTGGATTACCGCGAATCCAAGGACTTCAAGTTCCGCGCTCTCGATTTGCCAAGGGGCGGTGTCGATATCTCCTTCATCAAATTCAAGAGCCAGTACGTCACTGACAAGGGCGCAATCCTCAAGATCACCGGCGTAACCGGAGCCTAGTCATGATCACAACTCAAGAAGTTCTCGACTGGCTGGGACATACAGGACAGCCGACAGCAGACGATACGAAAGCTCTTGAGTTGGTTACCGCCGCAACTATTGGCTACGTGGATTCGCTGCCCAATATTGACCTTGATCCGTCAGGTTTTTATTGGGCAGATACCACCAAGCTTGGTGCGATCATGCTCGCGGCACGTATGTATCAAAGGCGCAATTCACCCGGTGGAGTCACAGCCATTGGTGATGTCGCTACATACGTGCCGCGTTACGACAACGATATTGCGCGTCTCCTGAATCTTGATTCATTTACGAAGCCAATGGTGGGCTAAATGCTATTCGGAGATGCACTAGATGAAATCGTAACCGGCCTAATCAATGCGGGAATCAACGCCACGTCTGAACCTAAAAAGCTTCAGCTTCCCGGCGCAGTTGTAGAGCCGGGAACTATGACTTTCGACCTGCTTGATGGTGACAACTACTCAGCAGAGTTCAATGTCTATCTACTCACTGCAAACAAGGGCACGGTCCAGTCACTCAATGACCTTCAGGACATGCTCACTAAATTCCGCTCGGTATTCCAAGTAATTGAGGCAGAGCCTCTCTCACTAGTTGTTCCTGCTGGCGGCCCTGATCCGGTACCGGGTCTTTTGCTCACACTTCAAGCCACAATCACAAAGGATTAAAAATGGCTGTCAACACAATCACCGTTGGTGCCGGTTCACTCACAATCGGCGCTACTACTGCTCTCGTCAACTTCTCAGGCCAGGTCACCTCTTGCCGCCTTGTTCCTTCCGTGGATCAGGGAGACTCCATCAACGTTCTTTCCGGAGAATCCGTTGCCGGTGACCGTACGGAGTCTTGGACTCTGGAAGGCACCCTTCTACAGGACTTTGGAACTGCCAACGGCACAACCGAAAAGCTCTTTGCTATGCGCGGTCAGACTCACGTCTTTGAGTTCATCCCGAACACTGCCAAGGGTAAGAAAATCACTGGTTCCCTTGTAGCCGAAGCCATTGAAATTGGTGGCGACGTAAACAGCAAGCCAACATCTGACTTCTCATTTGTTGTCATCGGAGCGCCGGTTATCGCGGCTGTTTCCTAATTATGAGCGAGTTCATCGGAGTCAAGGTTGAGGGCGGTAAGCGTCTCAGAAAGACCATGAAGGCCGCAGGGGCGGACATGAAAGACCTGTCACGCCTCAATAGGGAAGCCGCAAACATTGTGGTTCCTGTGGCTAAGGCCTTGGCTCCGGTGGGCGACCCAAGAGGCGGAAGTATCCGCAACACCATTCGAGCTGGCGCTACTCAGAAGGCCGGAATCATCCGAGCTGGTAACGCAAAGATGCCCTACGGCGGAATGCTCCACTACGGCACACCCGGTGGATTCACGGACTCCCTAGGCCGAGCGCACCCCCTCAAACCTCAGCCATGGATAGCCATGGCAGCAAAACAAACCGAACCCCAATGGGTCGATAACTACTTTGAAGGACTAATGAAAGTCCTAGACGGCATTACAGGAGAGTAAAAATGGCCGAAGCAATTTCATTCCGAGTCGAGACAACAGACGGAAAAGCATATGACGTGAAGACCGTCTTTGCGGACCTCATCAAGTATGACATTCTGCGTAACCGATTTGGATACCCAGCACGTGAAGGTAACGAGTTCCTCTTTATGGGATTGCTTGCCATGTGTGCATTGTCCCGAACCAAGCAGATTGATCCGAACATCACACCGGATGCCTTCCTAGAGTCCGTGGCTTCCATTGAACCGATCGTTGAGGATGAGGCCGAGTTTCGAGCTGACGCCGATAACTAAAGGTGTCGTGGCCCTTAGCTACCACACCGGCATTCCCTTCAACAGTCTGGCATTCCTGCCGCAACCCATTCTTAGCGAGTACTTCAACCTGCTCCAACAAGAAGCCGAAGCATCGAAAAGGAGATGATTTAATTGGCCTCAAAAACAGCTATCCTCAGCGTCAAGATTGTCTCTGATGCTAAGGACTTTTCGTCCAAGATGGATGCCTCTGTATCCAAGCTGGACAAGTTTCAATCCGTCGCTAGCAAGCTTGCCGTACCTGCCGCAGCCGTTGTGGCAGGTATCGGCGCTATCGCTGTCAGTGCCGGAAAGATGGCCTCTGAGGCTGAACAGAACTTTGGTGCCGTTGACGCGGTATTCAAGGATCACGCTAGCTCTGTGAAGGAGCTGGCTAAGACCTCCGCGCAGAACCTGGGACTCTCAGGCTCTGACTACGCCAAGTACTCCGCGCTTCTAGGTTCCCAGCTCAAGAACGCCGGAACCCCTCTGGATCAGCTTGCATCCAAGACTGACAAGCTCATCACCTACGGTGCTGACTTTGCTGCTCAGTTCGGTGGCTCTGTCCCTGAAGCTGTGGACGCTCTGTCCTCCGCCCTTAAGGGTGAGATGGACCCAATCGAGCGCTACGGTATCAGCCTCTCAGAGACCAAGATCAAGGCTCAGATGGCCGCTGATGGCACAGACAAGCTCACCGGAGCTGCCTACGATCAGGCCAAGGCCGCAGCCATCATGACCCTTATCCAGAATCAGGGTAAGGACGCTATTGGAGCGTTCGGACGTGAGGCAGGAACCGCAGCCGGTCAACAGGCCATTGCAACAGCCAAGTGGCAGGACGCATCAGCCGCTCTTGGTCAGGTACTTCTCCCGATCATGACTCAAGCCGCTTCCGTGCTGGCTGAAGTTGCCAAGTGGGTACAGCAGAACGCCGGAGTTGTTCAGACTCTCGCTGTGGTCATCGGCATCCTTGCCGGTGCAATCCTTGTGCTCAACGTGGCTATGGGCATCATGAACGTCATTGCAGCCCTCAACCCGTTCGTGCTCATCGGTGTTGCCGTTGCCGCGCTCATTGGTTTCATTATCTACCTCGCGACTCAGACCACATTCTTTGGTGATTTGTGGGCCAACGTGTCCAAATTCGCTGGCGAAGCATGGAACAATTTCGTCAAATTCGCAACGGATGTATTCAACGCGTACTTCAGTTTCGTACGTTCGACCCTAAGCAATATCGGCAATTTCTTCCAAAGCATCTTTAGTAATGTCGCGAATTTTGTGGGCGGCGTTGTACGAAATATCCAAAGTTTCTTTGCATCCGGATTTGCATTCGTAGGCTCCATCGTAAGCAATTACATTAATTTCGTTATTGCTGTCATCTCGGGAATCATCGGAGCCGTTTCAAATGTGACGAATTTCGTTTCCTCTGCATTTAGTTCTGCCTTCAGCTTCGCTCAGTCTGTCGTATCCGGCGTCATTAGCTTCATCGTCGGTGGATTTAACAGCATCGTCGGAGCTGTCCAAAACGCTATCAACTGGGTTCGCAACCTCTTCAACGGATTCTCCGTACCGGGCTGGCTCCGTGACGTTATGTCCTTCATGGGTGTTGGTGGAACTGGGTTTGAGTTCACAGGAGTTTTTGCAGCCGTGCCGGGCGAACTCGGTATCGGTGCAACTGGTGGCAGTTCACTAGGTTCCCTCATAGGTGGCCGGAATGGCGGAAAGACCGAAGTGAATAACTATCACGTAACCGTCAACGGAGCGCTTGACCCTCAGTCCGTAGCGCGACAAATCAAATCAGTACTCACGTCTGACGCACAGCGAACAGGCCGACTAGAAGTAGGTGTAGGGCTTTGGTAAATCTCAAGGCCGAAAGAGTGACCATCGGGAACAAGGGATTCAACAGCACTAAGGCTGGCTATCCCGCGTTCCCCACGGTCTACTCTGGCATCGAAATCAACTTTGGCGCTGAGTCCTGCCTAGAACACCCTGAGGCAAGCACCGCGTCTTTGTCCCTATGGGTTCCTAAGACTCATGAGAACTTTCTCCCGCAGCTTGGGGACGAAGTGAAAATCCTGGCTTCCATCGGAGCCAGCTCCAAGGTGGGAGTCTTCACTGGCTCCGTGGATCAGGTGAAGCTCTGGGACAACCGCGAAACACTAACCGGATTCGATCCGGAGCCGTTCCATGGACCCGTCGTCTTCAACACATCATCCGCAGTGGCCTCTGACTGGCAGCTCAGCTACAACTACTCCAAAACTCAGACAAGGGCTGTGCCGGACGCTAACAAGGCTGTAGGCGCGGACGGGACACTAACCGTAACCCTGCCTGATGATGCCGTAGCGGACAGCACAGGAGCGTTCCTAGTCACTGGTGAGTGCACGAAGAGATTTGTCATGCCCTCAAACGCTGACATCTCCGTTGATATCCAAAGCTCGGACTTTGAAGCGGAGCAGTTCCGCATCAGCTCCTACAACGCTGCCGTCAGCGGCACGTTGGTCAACAGCACTGATGACATTGCACTCAGCGAGATCCGCATCCTTCACACGGCAACAGGAACCTACTGGGGCAAGATGGGCTCAATTTCCCTTCACTCCAAGTCCCGTACGTTCAGCATTGGACCTCTGGTGATCCGTAACCGCTCACTAGCGACCAAGGATGATCCTGAAGGGTTCCCCGGCTACCGCGTAAACGTTTCCTGTTCGGATGCTGTGGCCGCTGCTGGCCGTCTCCGTATCGGTGATGTGCCGTGGCCCAGTGAAGGTGGAATGCCGCGACTCAGCAGGATCGCCTCACTAGCCAACCCCTCCGGTGTTGAGTTCTTTGATCCGGGTTACACCCTCGCTGATGGCGTCTACACAATGCCGGAGAACTCCGGTGAGGACGTAATGACTGACGTTCTGGTCAGGGCGCGTGATGTGGATTCTGTGAACGCTCTTGAGGTTTACCAGAACACCGCTATGAGTGCTGGTCTGACTGTGGGCAGCGTGGACAACGTTGTGACCACTAACAATGCTCTGCTGCTCCCCCAGGTTTTGAACAGAAGCGTCTCAGGTGCCTACGTCCAAGAGCTGACAAGTAAGTACACAGGCCGACCTGTCCCGGTAGTTCCGGCTGATGCCATCGTTGACAGCTCCTTCACGCTGGACGCCACGGAGACAGTGAACCAAGTCAAGATCGAATACTTCGTACGTGAAGGTTCGCTATGGACTTCGGAGTATCTGGCCGTTGTAGAGCAGACGATGACCAAGGACGCCATGAAGGACTCCTACAGCACTCCTGTAGCTAGAACCCTCAAGACTGAGAATCAGGTCAACACGCCATACTCACCGGCACCGCCAAACATGCTTAGCACCGTTAACGCGGTCTGGGTAAGAGCCAAGGCCGCTCTGTCTGCTCAGTCCGTCCCGCACTGGAAGCTAACGGAAAGCCTCTCAATCATTCTGAGAGAACTCCCTGACAGTGGCGGACTCGTGGACCTCATAGAGGAATCCGGACGCTTCGGCCAGCTTCTCAGGATCGACGGAGTACCGGACCAAATCGGACGCTACCAGCGCATCCGTGGAGGCCGAATCCTCTTCGCAGAGAACCCCGAACTTGAGTTCGAAATCGAGCCGGTGGACTACTCCGGACCAACCCCCCTCAGCCGCAACACCGCTTACGGCGACACCACCACACGCACAGTAAAAGTCAGCGATATGAAGACTATCTCTGCAAAAGATCTGCGCTCCATCGGCGCACGCTAGGAATCAAAATGGACCTAACAGGAAACTACCCAAAGCTACTGGATGATGACCCGCTGTACGAGATTGCCGAGTACACGCAGATTATGGCTAACACTCTGGGAGCGCTGGACACCAACACAATTACGCTCGGAAGCACTTACACATACTACGGCGGGGGCTACGGCGTACCGCAGTACTCTAAGGACGCCAACGGGACCGTGATCCTGAACGGCCTTATTGGCTGTGTTCCAACGCAGATCACGATGCTTGCAAACAACCCTTACCTGATTGGCACACTTCCGGCTTCGGTTAGACCGGCCACAGACAAAATCTTTATCCCCCCGACAGCCTCAGGCATGACAGGACGATCAACGTTCTACGTCCGAGCCAATGGCAACCTACAGTTCGAAACGAACGTGGCGTTCAGCAACCTCCCCAAGGGAGGGTTCTTCATCGGCATCGACGGCTTTAGCTGGAAGGCCGGAAAGTAGGCGAGCGCTCCCCCAAACCACCGGCCCCGCGAACTCTCCTGTAGCGGGGCCGGTCGAAGCGGAATTGGGTCTAGCCGGTAAATAGAGTCCAATCAGTGCTGGTCTCGAGTCCAGCAGCCCCCAGTCGGTTGATGGTCAACCAAGGACTGGAATCCTCATCCTCCGCACCCCACCCGAATGCACGTTCAACCTCCTCCGCATCCAGGTCATCACCAAAAGTTGATACGAGCACTGTAGGTTTGTCTTTTCGGCGAATGAACTCCTCCCGCAGGATGTCATTTACGCATGCATCGCGGAATGAGTACCCGATGATCAGCCAATGATCAGCTTGGCTCAATCCATCGGCAAAAACCTCGTAAGCCAGCTTAAAGGGGTAGCGCCCAACATGATGAGCCTTGTCCCTCTGATTCGCCAAGACAACAGCGGGCCTATACCTTGGCTCGCCCTCGCGCAGCCCCGCCCATAGCTGATGATTCCGAAGCATGTCAATCGGTGCCTTGAAGTGAAGATCTTCCCTCTCCATGCTTCGCCAATATGTCAGCGACCCGTGGAGATGCAGCAATTTCACACGATGGGCAGGACCGGTAGGAAAGTCGTTGCCCCTCCGGAGCCGGTTCACCTGATACCTCACACCTTCATCATCGGGATCGTCGTCGTCCTTCACCACAACGTAAAAGCGTTCATACCCATGCCCCATGTCGCACATCGGCGCATCAACTGCCTTCAACGCTGAAAGAAGCAGGGTGTCGTAGTTCAAGTTACCGATGTGGATACTTCCGCCGAAGTCCTCGACCATGGCCTCTATTAGGTCGTGCATCTCCCCATCTCTGGTCCAGTTCGCATAAGAACGTTCCACGATGACTTCTAGCACGTAGCTGATTCCGTTATCTCGGACACTTTGGCTGAAGTTCGCTACGTCTTTAATTGACTGACGAAGCTCCGTGTCATCACTCGCTACAAGGTCAGCCAGCTTTCTCAGCTCGTCTAGGGTAAGGACTTGCGAGTCAAAAGCTCCAACAAGCTTCTCGAAATCCTCATCCGTGACCTCACCGTCAGAGACAGCACGCCGGGCTATCTCATTCATTGCGTGGACAACCTTGTCCCCGTCTTCAGTCGCCGCCTGCATTCGCGCGATCATTTCCTTGGTGATCGATGCGAGGTTCAGTTCAGAGTTGAACGCAATGCTCAGCCCGTTCCCAACCAGTACAGCTAACGGTCGCTGTGAACTACCTTCTGACAT